GGAGTGCTGGGCCTCGGGAAGGCCCTCCTTTTCTTGGCGGCGAATCCGGCCGCGCTTGCCTTCGCGGCCGTGGGAGCGCTCGCGATCGTCATCTACAAGTTGACGTCGGCCATGAAAGAGGCCGCCGGGATGGAAGGCGTTTTCAACGTGGCGAATAAGACGCTCGTCGAAGAGATGCTGGAGGCCAGCCAGATCGTTGGATTGGTGGCGCAGGAGTTCATGAACCTGGAAAAGAAATACAAGGGGAACGCCATTCGCATGAAGGAGGCGATCCTCGCCGGCAAGGAGGGGAAGAAGCTCCAGGAGCAGTTGATTTTCGTCATGAGAAAGCACGGAGCGGTGATAGACGAGCAGGGCCAAGCCTACGACAAATCCAAGGAGGAGCTGGACAAATTTTTAGAGGAAGTGAAAAAGCTGACCAGCGCCGGCAAAATAGATGAGGAGCAGACGAAAAAGATAATCGCCGCAAGGGGCCAGCTCGCGGACGAGATCGCCAAGGCGACGATGAAGGAACGGGATTATCAGAAGTTCGCGATTACCGCGGCCTATGAAGCGCGGAAGACCGAGATCAAGGATACAATCACCGACGCGAAGGAGAAAGGTGCTCTCCTGGTCCAGGCAGAGAAGTCCTGCAACGCCCAGCTCGCCGCGCTCGGGAAGCAATACCGGGACGAGGAGCTCCAGGGGAGGATTGACTTCGCCAAGGAGATCGCCGATCAGGAGGACCAACAGACGGTCGACAAGATCACGGCGGCGAAGGACGCGGCGAAGGACTATCTCGCGCAGAGGAAACAGATGGTCGACGCCATCCGGACGATGAACATGAGCCAGCTCGAGGGCGAGCGGTACATGATCGAGCAGGAGCATGCGGACAAGATCAAAGCGATAAATGATAACTTGGCCCTTACAGATAAACAGAAAGCGGACCTCACGCAGATAGAGAATGACTATTATGCGTGGCTCATCGCAAAGAACTATACGACGGCCCAGATAATAGCCGAGAAGTGGCGCGAGCAAATAGAGAAGATCACCCAGCTGGTCGCCTATTTCATAAGCGGGTTGGACACCCTCTTCTCCCAGGCCGCGGAGAACGAGCAGATCAGGCTGGACAATGAAGAGAAGGTAAAGACCGAGGCGCTGAGCAGGGAGTACACGGCGAAGGAGACGGCGCTCAGCAACGCGAACGCCCAGTCCCTGGCCGCGATCGAATCCGAATACGCGGCCAAGGCGAAGGCCATCGAGGACAACATCAAGGACGAGGAAAAAAAAGAGGCGATGCTCTCGGCGCTCGAAAAACAAAAAGCCGCCGAGACTGAAGCCCTGAAAATCACCAGTGACGAGGCCATGAACAAGCTCGAGCAGGAGAGAGCGGACGCCGAGGCCAGGATCGCCGAGGACCTGGAGAGGAAGAAATTGGACCTCCGGAGGAAGGAAGCAAAGCAGCAGAAGGCCGTTGCTCTCCTGAGTGCGATTGTCAATACTGCCTCGGCGATCGTGGAGGCTTTGCCGAATATCCCCCTGGCCATAGCCGTCGGGATCATGGGCGCCGCCCAGGTGGCGCTAATCGCCCGGCAGCCGCTTCCCCTGGCCGAAGGCGGCCTGATCAAGAAGCCGACCTACGCCATGCTCGGAGAGGAGGGCCCGGAGCTGGTTCTCCCGTTGAAGGATTTGAAGCCGGCCTTCGCCATGGCCGGCGGCGGGGTGACGCTCCGGCAGTCGATCTATTTCTACGGCAACATCAACAACGCCGGCGACCTCGACGAGATCTCGCGCCGCTTGGCCGAGCGGACCGTCCAGGCGATCTCGAAGGGCAGGAGATACTGATGACGATTCCCGTGATTTATGTCGAGCAGTCGGACCAGAAGATCAAGCTCATCGACAGCGTCGGCCAGGAGTTCTACCTCCCCAAGACCTTCGAAGTCCGCTCGGAGCCGATCGCGAAGAAAAGCGCCGTCCTCGACGTCGCCTACGTGCACGGCGCCAAGGACGTCTCCGACGGCATGTTTTCCCAGCGCGTTATCGAGATCTCGGGGAAGATCTGGGCCTTCTCCGACGCCGCCTATAACTCGAAATGGGACGCCCTGGCCGAGCACCTCATCAAGGAGGACTTCAGGATCCAGAACCGCGACCGGCAGATCCGGATCCGGAAGATCGAGGAGGTCTCCCACGAGTACCCCTCGACCGTGGGCTACGACTACGGCGTCGTCACGATCCGGATGCTGGCCGTGGATCCCTTCTGGTACGGGAAGACGGTGCAGCAGAAGGAGATCACGATCACGACCTCGCCGAAGGAGTTCCAGTGGGACATCGGGGGGAAGGTAGAGACATTTCCAACGATCATCATCCTCCAAAACGCCGACAACGCCGACTTCAAGCTCGAGAATACGACCGACAGCTCCCGCGAGTTCAGAGTCCAGGACGCCCTGAACGTGAACGGGACGACGGTCACGGTGGACTGCATAAACGGCACCGTCAAGCGCGGGACGACGGACATCATCTCGAAATTCTCCGGTCTCTTCCTCCGGCTTCTCGGCGGCCGACCGAACCTCTTCAAGTACACCGGTTCGAATTGCAAGATCACGATGCAGTATTACGAGGCCTGGATCTGAAATGCCGAGGCTAAGGGAAGAGAAGCGGCTCCGCGAGCAGCGGCTGATGGGGATCAAGACCGGGATCCCGACCTATGTGCCGCCCGAGCTTACGCTCAAGGGCTTCAAGCTCGTCTTCTACAACACCAGCCAGGCGAAGGTCGGCGAGCTCGGCGCCGACGTCAAGATCGGCAGAGTCTCGGAGATCGAGTTCGAGCTCATGGATTTCGGCTGCGGCGCTTTCTCCTTTGTTCTCGATTCGTTCCCCGCATTCCCGATCGGGTACCGGATGCGGGTCGACGTCCATCCTTACTTCGACGCGGCGCCCTGGTTCTCCGGGTTCGTCCAGACGATCCCGAAACCCGGCCAGAAGCCGCCCTACCGCTATATCGGGTTCGGGTTCTTCGAGCAGCTCGATTGGGTGATGGTCACGGCTTCCTATCAGAACACGGAGATAAGCGTCATCATCAAGGACATCGTCCAGAACATCGTTGCGCCGAACACGCAGATCGCCTACAACGCCTCAAAGGTCGAGGCGACCTCCTACACGGTCGCGGATATCTCGTTCGACCACGCGCTGGCCAAGGACGCCATCCAACAGCTCGCGGCGATCGCCCAGGGCTACGAGTTCGGCGTCGACAATTCCCGGGAGTTCTACTTCCGGCCGATCGACACCGAGGAATACTACTTCTACTGGGCCGGCCGGCATTTTCAGGATGTCGAGATCGAGGAGGATCCTCTCTCGGTGCGGAACAAGCTTTACGTAAAGGGCGGGAAGATCCAGGCTGGCGGCACGAACATCGTCGGCAGCATCTCGGACGCCGACAGCATCGCAACCTATGGGCTCAGGGAGGACATGGTCACCGCGCCGGACGTCCTGGACACCACGGACGCCCTGCAGTGGGCCGGACAGATGCTCGCCGAGAAAAAGGCGCCACAGACGAAAGCCAGGATAAGGAACGTTTTCTTCGACACGACCAAGGCAAAGATAGACTCGAAGGGCAGGATCAGGATCACGACCTTCGACGACGCGACCTACACGCTGCAAATAAAGCGCGTTCTCTACCGGATCTCCTCGGCGGGGACATTGGGGGAGATCGAGGGCGGGGCCGTGCTCATTCCGTTTGAACAGCAGATGGTGCAGATGATCCAGGGCCAGGAGGAGGAGCGGCGGCTCGCCGACAAGAGGACGCAGGAGCTTTACACCGGCGGGGGCAACGGGGGCGCTACGACGTTTCTCGGCCTCACCGATACGCCTGCGAATTATGCCGGCCATGGTGACAAGCAGGTCAAGGTTAACGCGGCGGAGAATGCGCTTGAATTCGGACGACGGATCTTCGTTTCTGACTCCCCGCCTGGCGCGGCCTCCGGGGAGAACGGCGACATCTGGGTCGAGTATTAGGAGGAGAAGATGGCTTGGTATGAAGGAACGATGACGACGGACGGAGCGGGGAAGCTGATTGCAGTCCTGGATGCCAAGCTGCCGATCAATCCAAGGTGGTCGATTTTTGACGCGGCGGCGGGTGTGAACTGCAAGGTCTATCGAAATTATGATGCGGGCGGGAACGTGGATTACTATTTGAAGGTCGACGACAATTACGCCGGCTATGCCATCGTGGAGCTGTGGGAGGGCTGGAATGCGGGAACCCATGAGGGCGTCGGCTCCAGCTATACCATACGTGGCTCAAACACTCTCAGAATTTTCAAGGCTGCGGGGGGATGGGGATTGTCTGTTCGGGACCACCGTTTCATCTTTTGCGAGTTCAGTTCGTATTCGGCTTTTTATATCGGCCAGTTGAAACGGTTTGACCTCACGAAAAATATGCCCTGCATTATTTGCCAGGATGCAGGCGGCACGTCCATTAATCCACTTGGTAAATGGGATTGGACTACTGCAATATGGACCGTTTGGCGGTCTCTCTTCGATGAGCTGGGCAATGTCGGGAGAGAAATCAGGCCCAACTTTATCTATACCTCGACTCTTCCTGTTTTCCACATTAAAACAATAGCGGGCACGTTCTTAATAACAGAACATCCGGTTTACAATGCGATCACGGGAAATCTGATGGGGGTTCTTGAAGGGGCCTGCTGGATGCTCGTTAACTCGGACGGTTTGAGCAGCGGAGACATCGTGAGCGTCGCCGGAATCGACTGGATATTCATGAGTAAGGGCAATGCTAATTGTTTAGTAGAGAAGGGATGAGATGGCGACTTATGATGGCTTTTGGGGCGCGTTTGAAATCTCGGATGCTGACAGAGGATTCGTGCTGAACGCCGATTACGGCGGCATCCAATGCTTCCGGTGGGCGATTTCCGATATCGCCCTAACCGGGAAAAGCATCAGGATCGGGCCCGGTGGCGTTTACAGCTTCTGGTACGGCTGCACCGCAGGCCCGAGGGATATCTCCGTCTGGGTGAAGTTCGAGGCGGATTCCGACCCACGTCTCGAAATATGGGACATCCAATGCGGCCAGCGTGTAGCCTCGGCCGAGCCGGTCGGCGGGGGTGATTGGGAAAAGATCACGGCCTCGTTCACGGCCGAGAAGAAAATCTATTTGGGCAAAATCCTCAACTACGGCCGCCGGGAATACTCCCAAGTCCATGCCCGCCTCTGCTATTTCGACAACCTGGTTTGAACGATGGCGAGAGAATATGTCGGCGACATGGAATTTGGCCGATGCCCCTATGCCGGCGCCGCGACGGAGCTTGAAGAGCATGGAGATCTTCACGCGAAGGTGGCGGGGGCCTGGGCGGGGACACAGCGTATCTGGGCAAATCTCGCCGGAGTCTGGCGCCTCTCCCGTCTCTACGTTCGTTTAGGCGCAGCCTGGAGGAGAATTCTTTGATGGAGGAAAGAAATGGCCTTACCAACCGAGAGGTTTAAAGACTCTTACAGCAATTGGCGATACAATCCCTTCGACGACACAAGCCTGGCGGTCGATAAAACCGAGGACAACCTCTACATCCCCTCCTCCTCGCCGTTCGCGATCCAGCTCCTGGAGCTCCCGAGAAAAGACGATCCCTCGACCGTTACGGTCTACTGCTACGACACAACGACATATTTCACCGAGGTGGCCACGGCGCCGGCGCAGGGCGAGTTCCGGGTCGACTATCCGCCGGCAGATGGGAAGGGGACCGGACTCGTCCAGTTCAATCAGCTCGATGCGAATAAACAGGTCAGGATTTTCTACAAGGCGACTGGATCCTCGATCCTCGAGGAGTTTCTCAACACGAAGCTCTCTTGGCCGGCCGGAACGCCAGGGGAGCGGCAGATCGTCGCAATCGTCGGGTCGGCGCCGGTCTGGAGGAATAACCCCATCCGCATGTTCCACGAGGGGAACGCG